GCCGCAATATTGATTACAGCTATGCTTGGTTATGACAATGCGGCAACAATGATTACCGATATTGCACCAACATATTTTGTTGCCAACTCAGCATTGGTTGCAGCTTACTTTGGTGCAAATGCGTACGCAGACAGGAAATCTCAATGATGGAAAACATTATAATAGCGGCCATGCTGGCAGCAATGATACACGGTCACGTTACAGGTGATAAAAAACAAGAGGCTGTAAGAGACAATATAAACTGGGAGCTTGCTGGTAACTTTAGGACGGAAAGCAGTCCTAATACTGTTCAGTGGGTTATAATTACTGATGACTAGCATCCACCATACCGTTGAAACTCTATTTATACTTGTCATAAGTATGTGGGGATTTGACGGTTATGAGTGGCAGTATATCGGCAATCAAGTTTCTTTGCAGCAACCTATGACCGAGGCGCAATGCTTGTATTTAATTGATGAAAAAATGTGGCAAGCAACATATCAAAATCAAAATTATAAAATGGTTGCACACTGTTTTCCTACAGATTGTGCAGGAAAGACAGCTTGTGACTGATGCCGAAGTTAAGCGAGAACACAGAACTGGCTATGCCCATACGCAATTTGATTGCGTTACTGATTGCTGCAACAGTTGGCACATGGGCTTACTTTGGAGTTATCGAACGTCTTAACACTATTGAGAACAAATTGATCTTGATGGAAACAGATCTGGGAATGAATACAGAGTTTCGTATTAAGTGGCCTAGAGGTGAAATGGGTAGTTTGCCAGCCGATTCGGAACAGTTTATGATGATAGAACATTTGGCTGGTGAGTTAGAAAAATTGGCAGAAAGTATCGAAAGTGGCAACGCACCACATGACCAGCAACAAAAGTTAGTTTTAGAGTTTTATGACAGGCGGCTTACAAAGATTGAGGACAACATAGAAAAGTTGACGAACAAATGATTGAGATGACATTTGTTTTACTGTTGATGATAGGGGAAGAGCGAGTTGAATACACGCCTTACAAAAATCTGTCTGAGTGTTTGAATATACGCCGCAAGATAAAACGAAATGTTGGACACACGGCTGACTTTGATAAAAAGTGGTCATGTAAACAATTGAAGGTCAGGCTTGAAGCTGGCGAGATTTTAGAAATTTTGGAGGACGAATGATACAGTTTTTAGGGCCGATAGCTAATTTAGCTGGAACTTGGCTAGAAGGAAAAGTTGAAGAAAAGAAAGCTGTAACTGGTGCGAAGGTTGCCAAGGCCAAAGCCGAAGCAACAATTATGGAGAAGAAAGCCACGGGGGAGATTGACTGGGATCTCAAAATGGCTGATGCTTCTGCACATAGCTGGAAAGATGAGTGGCTTACAATTTTGTTCAGTATCCCACTAATCCTAGCGTTCTGTGGTGATTGGGGTAGGCAAATAGTTTCAGAAGGTTTTACTGCACTTGAGTCCATGCCGGATTATTATCAATATACTTTGGGAACTATCGTAGCAGCTAGTTTTGGAACAAGGGCAGCGACTAAATTTTTTGGTAAGAAGTGATGAGTTTGTATCGCAACATCCATGCAAAGCGTAAGCGTATCAAGGCTGGCAGTGGTGAGAAGATGCGTAAGGTTGGGCAGAAGGGTGCGCCAACTGCAAAGAACTTCAAGCAAGCCAAGAGGAAAAAACGATGAAACGTAAGTTTCCAAAGGTTCCTAAGACAAAGGGCGGTGTGCCAAAGAAATATGTGCGCGGTGCAAAGAACCCAAAGAAAAGAGAAGCAGAGATCAAACGTACTGCCAAGCTGTATCGGCAGGGCAAGCTGACCCCAGCTATGATGGATCGTATTAGCAAGCAGAGGAGTCGTGGATAATGTCTAGGTTTGCAAGCATCTCAGGCGCATCACGGTATTCCAAGGCAACTCTTGATAAGGTCTACAAACGTGGGCTGGGTGCATACTATTCATCAGGCTCTAGGCCAAAGGTATCAGCGCATCAGTGGGCTATGGGCAGGGTAAAATCTTTTGTGTCTGGCAAGGGTGGTGCAAGAAAAGCTGATTCTGATTTGCTACGCGGCGGTAGCAAGAAGAAGAAAACAACCGCAAAGAAAAGGAAGAAGTAATGGCTAAAGGCGTCAAGCATTATTTTAGAGATGGAACCTTGCACAAGGGTGGCACACATAAAATGCCAAACGGTCAATTACATTCTGGCAAAACACACGGCAAAACATCCAAGCGTTTGTTTCACTTCAAAGACTTGTCTAAAACTGCACAGGCAAAAGCAAAGAAAAGCAGATGAACAAAGATAAACTACGCGAAGAGATAGCCGAAGACGAGGGCTGTAAGTACGAGGTGTATTTAGATCACCTTGGTTTGCCAACGTGCGGTATTGGCCATCTAATTACTGAGGCTGACGAAGAGCATGGCAAGGCTGTTGGCACTGTCGTTGAGCAAGACCGTGTGCAGAACCTTTTTGCTTTAGATATGGCGGTAACGATTGATGAGTGCAAAGTATTGTACCCAGATTTTGATGAACTACCAGAAGAGGCACAACACATTATTTGCAATATGATGTTCAACATGGGGCGGCCTCGGCTATCCAAGTTCAAAGGCATGAAGGCCGGAGTTGATGACAGGGATTGGAACAAAGCGGCAGATGAAATGGTAGACTCGCGGTGGTATACGCAAGTACCCAATCGGGCTAGACGTTTGGTAGATCGTATGAGAGCATTGGCAGATGGCTAAAACACCAGCATGGCAACGCAAAGCTGGCAAGAACCCCAAGGGTGGTTTGAACGCTAGAGGCCGTGCGTCTGCTAGGCGGCAGGGCATGAACCTAAAAGCACCTGTAAAGAAGGGTGACAACCCCAGACGCGCTAGTTTCTTGGCTCGTATGGGTAACATGAGGGGGCCAGAGAGAAAGAATGGCAAGCCGACACGGTTGTTATTATCACTCCGGGCATGGGGTGCAAGCAGCAAGGCTGATGCAAAGAAGAAGGCAGCAGCAATATCCAAGCGTAACAAGGCAAAGAAAGGAAAGAAGTGATGCCGGGGATGAAGAAAAAGGGTATGAAGAAGAACGGCAACGGCATGCTGACAGCAAAGCAGAAGACTCTGCCGCCAGCACTACAAAAGAAAATCATAGCATCTAAGAAAAGGAAGAAATAATGTACGGCAAAAAATCAGGTGGCGGCATGAAGTCTGCCAAGATGAAGAAGCAAGCGGCAACAGCCATAGCCATGAAAAAGGCTGGCAAGAAGCCTAAGAAAAAGCGTTAAAATAATTTTCTAACTCTTTTTTTAATCTTACTTGATCTTTTCTAAACTTAGTTTTTTTTTGGTCTGTAAGGTTTGCATAAATTGAGTGATACAAATTGCACTTGGGGCAGGGCTTGCTGTCGTAGTAATACCGATAAAACTCTTCCCAATCTTTGGGACTCCAAGCGTGATTGCAATGAGAACAGGAATATTTGTTTTTCATAAAACTAATTCCTTACCGCTTGCAATATATTGAGCAAGGCACTCAATGACATGTGCCTCTGTGGTGTACGCACTGGCATCAGTCAGTGACACAATGTGCTTGGGTTTTAGTGGCTCAAAGCCATGATGCTCAAGTATTCTGAACAATCCCCAGCCCGACAAGATCAGCGCGGCATAGTAGTCAGGTGCTACCAGCCTCGCTTCTTTGATGTCTATATGATCTCTGAGCGAAACAACTTTCGTTTCCATAACACAACAACTCCCCTAGTCCATTTATTATCCAATATCCCGTCACTAACGGCATAGATTTCTGACAAGCCTCACAGACCACATAGTCGATTGCTGGCTGTTTAAACGCCCTCTGAGTGGCTTTGTCACGTTTCCGCTTCCTTACCACCTTTTTTCTACTTTGGCCTGTTGTGGGGCTTCCTGCCGCCCTTCCGGGTAGTGTTGTGTTTCGATAGCCTCTGCAATCGGCTTGAATCCACCTTGTGAAATACCATCAGCAATGTTGTCTGCTGACTCCACCTCAAACACTTCATTGATTGCGATGCCGATAGATCCATCAGCC